GGAAGCTGAACAGATTTTAATATCCTGTCTTCTGCTTGAGTAATAATCGTTGGCAGATTATTAACAAAGGTTGTCTCTGTTGTTTCAAGATAATCTTGAAGCGCATTTTTAAGCGTTGTAAATGTCCACGCCATATTATTTACCCTTCAAGAATAACAAAGACTCTTTAACCAAAGAATCTTTAGTTTTTCTTCTATCTAGTTCCAGCCCATGTTTCCTCATAGCAATCTCTAAATCGCCTTTCGTCATGGCTTGAAGCTCTGCCTTTGTTGGAACAGGCACAACTTTTTTAGCTGCTGGCTTTTTCTTTGGCGTTGCTTTTACAGCAGCTTTCTTGGCTGGCTGCATTTCAGCAAGCCTCTTCTCTGCTTCTGCTTTAGTCATTGCATCAAAAACAACAATGTCATATTCACCGTATTCGCCGTACTCACCATCTTTTAGCTTAGTGCCAATCTGGTAAACGGGTTCACCGGAAGAAAAATTTCCGTTTTGAAAAACTTCTAACTTTGCCATGATTCTCCTCTAGCTCGTTGTTACCGTAACGGTTCCAGACTGGGCTTCTATGTCTAATCCTACAGTCCTGCTCCCAAGCTCTGTAACGCCTCCACCTACAGGGTCAAAGGCAAAAAGCTGTCTACTTTCATCCATAGCACGATCTGGTCTGGGATTTCTCAAGGCTCTTGGGTCATCAACCTTAACCTTGCCCAACTGCAACTGAGGCTGATCTGGGTCAACTACATCCTTGCCCACTAAAAAACCTGTAGGTCTTTGATTAACTATTTCAGGCACCAAGTCTTTGGTTGGGTATCTGAACCCAGTTTTATCGCAATAACCAAAAGAATGCTTACCGCTGGCAAACCTACTCAAAACTGATACCCGCCCGGAGAGATGAACAATGAAGCTTTTCCTCTATCGCTATCCGCTGCAAGCATGAACTGCTCTTCATAATCAGATTTTAATATCTGGGATCTGGGAGTTGCATCTGGATACTTCATGCTGATCTGGTAGGCAAGACCGGAAACCAAGCAAGGCAAAAATCTAGCGGGTACGTCCATGTTGTTAGATGCAGGAGAGCCAGTGTCTTCAATCCTTTGCATGAAATAATAACCAAAGGTATACGTTGCCTGATCATCGGGAGAAGGCCAAACATGAATCGTAATGCCTGTTGGTTTTCTCTCAACGTAGTATTGGAGAGGTTTGCTTTGTGTTAGCTTATTAGAAAGCTGAGAATAGTCACTAACAGATACCCTTGTCATTGACTGGTCAAATTGTTTGCTTACATCCCCCGCATCAGTCCTGATATACGCTTCCACAATATCAAGAACATCAGAGGAAAGATCATAAGAAGTTGTTCCCGCTGTTAGCGCCTGAGTAGAATTCCTTACAGTCCAAAGATTCAAACCACGGTTCTGCCATTCAAGCATTAACAGATTAAGACTTCTTCTAGCCGTCCTGTAATCGTAACCGCTTCTTAACTCTCGGCCAGCCCTTTCAAAAGCTTCTTCCATAGCATCAGCAAGATCGAGGTTAAATGTATATGTGCCGCTTGTAGCCATCTACTTTTTCCTCTTCTTTTGCTTTTTGCGCTTTTTTGCTGGAGAACTTTTTATTTCTTTCCCCATTTGCGCTCGACTAATCGCCATTACTACTTCCTTTTCGATTTAGCGCCGGAACATTTCCAACGCTTTCGGCTTAGGTTGTTAGGGGTATTAGGATCGTTTTGCTTCTTTTTTGACAACCGTTTTTTAATTCCAAGGCTACGGGCGCAGTAACTATCACCCTTGCTTGTTCCCGGCTTAACTCTGCGGCCACCGCCTTTTGCTTTACCAGCTTGCCCATAGCTAACTTTCTTACCGCTACTGGTAATCTTGACTTTTGCTTTGCCTTTCGCAGGCTTTGTATTAGCCATTACCTGTGCCTCGCTGTCTTCTTTGCTACCTTCTTGGGTTGAGCAGAATGCTGCTTACCCTTTTTGGTATCTTTTCTTTTCTTGCGGGTTGTAGCCGCATACTCTTTTGCAGACAAGGACTTAATGGCCTTGGCCGGGAGATACCTCTCACCTGTAGCTTTTGATCCTTGCGTAGATGGCTTACCTGATTTGGTTCGCCATTTTTGCTTAGTCCATTTCTTCAGACTTTTCTGAGATTTCTTTAAGGCCATTAGTCCCTGTACCCACCGCCTGCGGCCTTGTACTTCTTCGCAAGCATTTGAGCTTTTCTGGCTGACCACTGTCCGGGCTTACCGCCCTTACCGCCAGCCTTGATTTGGTTAAAAAGACGCTTTCTTAAAGTAGGCTTAGTATAGTTACCCGCCTGATTAACTTTAGACTTAGCCTTTGGCTTGGCCTTAGCTTTCTTTTTTGCTGCCATTATCCGTAACTCTTTGATACCTGCATGACTATGTTGTACACATCACCACTAGAGTGGCCTACTGTTGTGAACAAAACATCACCTGTCTTGCCTGAACCAGCATTGTTTGGAATGCCAGTAAAATCAGTAAAGTCTAGTGTGTCTGCCCAGTCAGCATTAAGCTGCCAAGCAAGCACGTTTGACGATGCGTCAAAAAATATCTTAACGCCCATGCCGATAGTCGAGTAATAGATTTTCTGTATCGTACAACCAGTGCAAGCAGAGCCTGTCATTGGGTCGCTAGATAAAGCAGAAACATCTATCTTGGCTACGGCGCTTTCGCCAGTACCGTCACTTACGTTAGTAAACCGGAATATAGCAGTCTTAGCGCCATCCTGAATTGTCTGTGTGGCTACTGCATCAGCCATTTGTACACCTCGCTTTCATGTTTAGTTATGGCTGGCCGAAACCAGCCACATGTAGCCAGTCTTACTGGTCAGCAAATGAAGGCGCAGTTGCACCCGTTACAGTGCCAAAGATCTGATAATTAGTGGTATTCAAACCCATAATTGTCACATCAAAACCAGCAGGTACATTTATCTGAATGCTGCTGTTTGAGCTACCATTGGAGAAAACCGCACTAACCTCGTTGTCAGTGTCAAGGAATGTGACACCGCCAATATAAAAGTTAGCATTAGCCGGGGTTACAATGATTGCATCAGTAGCATCCGCTGCTCCACCAGCGTAAACAAACCTAAACATAGAACCAGCTATTGGTGCTGGCAACGTGTAGGTATTGTCTTGACCGCCGTCTGGAACAAGTAGAATTCTTCCGCTATGAGTTGCATTAGTCAGCGTTACGTTTGAATCAGCAAGACTAACAGGCCCATCACCAAGCGTGGCGACTTCAGTAATCGCGCCAGTGGTGCTGTTCTTGCTAACAGTCTTGAAGGTACTTTCGGAGCGTACTGCTCCAGTAAAGGTAGTATTAGCCATTGGGTTCTCCTGTCTTGGCTAGTGTCTAATGTTCCACATGAAACATCAGTCAGGATAAAACAAAAGGGGGCCAAATGGCCCCCAATCGTTTAGCTTGAGCCGGGAGATCCGTAGATTCCCAGAGGGTCGGATACGCCGAAGCTGTAACGCTCTCGCGCCTTGTAGCGCACGTTACCTGTATCGAAGTCACCGTCCATTGAAGTTTCAAGCGAAGTACGCTCGAAGTGCTTCATGCCGTTAGGTATATCAGTGATGATATAGAAGGCATTTGTGTCAGTCAGATAGTGATTGACCGCATATCCTTCAGGGATTGCTCCCATGTTACGGATAGCGTTGATGTCATTATCTGCAGTTCCAACACGCTGAGTTGTTTCGAGCAGACGATCTGCTGTGAACATCAAAGCGGGAGGAACGATCAAACGCCGTGGCCTAGCAGCGATCAACAAACCTCTTTCATCAGTGAAAGCAGCAATGTCGATAATTGCATTTTCCAAAGATGTTTCGTTGAGGTCAGCCGCCGTTGAAGGACGGTTGCTGTTTGTACCACCTGAAACAAGTGGGTGACCGTCACCGCCAGTTACGCCGTCACCGCTTGCTGTGAACAAGTTAACACCATCACCTGATTGGAAGGAGTTGGTGAAACCATTGTTCAGCGGATTAACAGCCTTAACCTGCTTGGTGTAAGCCATTGCCCGTGCCAGAGCCTTTGTATACCGTGCAGAAAGAGAATCGTAAAGATTATCTTCCATTGCTTCCTCAGTAATTGCAAAGCCCATAGCAATCGTTTCATGGTTGTATCGGGCTGTGAAAGACTCTTGCGCTGAATCATAAGAGATTGCAGAACCTTCATTCTTCACAGGTGCGGCAGCAAAGCCAGAAAGCTTTACTTCCTCTTCAAAAGAACGATCAGAACTCTCAGTATCATAGATAAGAGTGTGCTCATCTTCGTACTTTTCATACTCCAAACCAAACAGAGCATTAAGCCCCGGCAGGAGTTCTTTAAGCATTTGCGCTCTTGAAATAGCCATTTAATTAAACTCCTAGCTTGGTTTCATACGCATGACTTAAAGGCAGATAGGTCACAAGACAGTCGGTAAAGGCATCGCCTACCGTGCTGCTCGGGCCTTCCACAAACTCAAGAACACGCAATGGAAGTGTATTTGTCGTAGCAATAGAACCGCCATCGAGGGCGTTCTTGCTACGTCCGATTGAAGTTGATCCTGCTGTGTTAACCGCAGAGATGTTGTTACCAAGACCCGTCTGGGCAATAGCTTCATCACCTTGCATTTTGAACACTAGCTTAGGATCGTCAACAACATACGCCATAATGTCCG